TGATCCGTGAAACCGAGGAAATTAGAACATAACTCCTCTGGGTCTTCCAACTCTAGGACTAAACGACGGAGAATGCCCTGCTGCATGTATTGCATGTAGGACGGCTCCATCGCTATCACCCTAGGGCTCCTTAGCGTTTTAGGAACGGAGATAACCTTAACAGGCATCTCATTTCCAGGTTCGAGGAACTCGATCTGGTCTTGGAGGTACCAGTACCTCCAGGATGGGAGACAGTACTCCCCGTAAGGGAAGATACTCTCCAATCTCTGAGTCCATTGCGGCATTCTGAATTTGTTGTTCCCAACAAGTCCATCTGCCGTAGACCCAGGACCATGAGCAGGCTGAATAGCACCACTATAGATATAGCTATCCATAGCAGTGCAAACATCAGCAAACAGCAGCCGGGATGTCCTACCGAAACTCTGTAAGAGTTCCGATGGGACTGTACTTTCCCATGCTTCAAGTTCCTTCTCACATTCTACGTAGGCTTGCATCGCGCGAGTCACACGTGAATCACTACACGGTAACTCGATCTTCGCAAACAGATTAGTTAACTGTCTGATCGCAAAGATGCAATCGATGTTCGCCGTTGGTAGAACTCGACCACTCACCTCATCAAACACTTGACGCATGAAACCCTGCAGGAATGCAGGGACCATGTAGGGATTTGGACCCTTTCGAGCAAGCTTGAAAGGGCGAAAATCCCGGAGGTCAACATAACCTCGGTCTAGAGCTTTTTCAAACTCTTTTCCGAAGTCGGGAAGGGTTATCGTTAGGAACGAGAACCCTTCGTGTTTGATACGACGCCGGACGGTTTTAATGTCCTGCGTTGTGCAAGTGTGGCACCACTCCGCCAACTCTTCAGCGGAGATGCACCATAGATCTATCAGGCTTTTCATGCTTCCTCAATTCATCATTGGGGTAATGCATCCTTAGTCACAATAGATCTGCATCTCTTGCGAGAGCAGCCGTAGTAGACTGCTACCGTTATCAGAACATCAGTTCTGACCCTGGACAAGCTTCAGGGCGTTCGCGTTCGATGTGGCCGTGAGCCACCCGGTAAGGGCGTTCACGGAAAGCACGGCAGTAGCGGGATCTACGATCCCGTTAGTAGCCGGCGTATCCACAACGAGATACACAGACGTCGACTCGTAAGCCGACGTGCCGGTAACGAAAGGACTGGGATTAACCAGTCCAACGTTCAGACGCGCCATACGACGCGTCCGACGGCCGTACTGGTGACTCAACTCCAAAGCGAAGTCAGAGCCACCAGTGCCTGTTGCGTAGAAACGTCCAGTATTAACACCGGACGAAACACGCACCAGACTCTGTGCAACCGCGTTATACGTAACGGATTGCGGATCGGCAAATGCCATGTGACAGATCTCCTAGTGAGTGATGTCATATCTGAC